CCGCTGATGACCTTGCCATTGATGACACCGAGCTTCAGCCACTCATCGGTCGTGTCGAAGTCGCGGAAGTGGCGTGCCAGTTTGGTATTGACCACATCCTGTACGGCTTTGAGACGGTTGCTCGAGCCAAAAGCGCGGATGTTCTGCACCTCGTCAGCCCTGACGGACTCGTCGCGCTGAAGGTGGAACGTCTCGAACCGGCGCAGATTGGCTTTTTCATGGGCGATTACTTCGCCGGGACCGCCGCGCGGGGTCGGCTCGACGATAGCAAGCTTGCCCTTCAGTTCTTCGACTGCAACGGTCGTGGTGTACACGCCGTCCGCCTCGAACGGGATAGCCGCGCCGATCTGACCGGGAACGCGAGGCAGGTAATTCGCCGTTGCCGTCAACTCCACCATGGAGAAGGCGTCATCGTCGAAAATATTCAGAATGTTTTCCATTGGAATATTCTCTCAAAAGGATGGAATGAGGTTGCTCGCGGAGCCGGACAGTCGGCGATCAGCGAACGATGATGTGGTTGGTCGCGAGGGCGTCGAAGACGGCCTGCTTTTCGGCGTCGGTCGTGATGCTTTCGTGCAGCACGAGGCAAACGCCCTTCACCTCGCAATTGCGGGTGAAAGCAGCGACCTCGAGGTCTTCGTCGTCGGGAACTTCGACGTTGTGCAGGATGATCGCTTTCGCGGTCTGCGAGCCATCGGTGGCACCGGGATTGTGCGGAACGAACTTGCCGTTGGCGGTAATCTTGCCGAGCACGGTGCCGGTTTCGATCTTGCCGGTTCCAGCCGGAATCTTGATGTTGTCCCGAGAGAGGGAGCCATCGGCTTCGCTGAGAAAAAATTCGCCAGCGTGCCGACCTTCGGTCTTCACTTTCGCCATGATTGGCACTCCAAATTGTAGGTTGATGGGGCGTAGCTGTTGGGGACGGAAGAGCGAGCGATTAGCCGGTGACGCCGTTCATCTTCGCGTAGATCGTATCGGCGTCTATGCTCTTGGTTTCCTTCTGCGCGGAACCGTTGCCGTCCGGTCGGAGATTGTTCGCCGAATTCGCAGCCATACGCTCGGCCAGATTGGAGCCGGTCGAGGGTTTGGAGTGCTGTGACACGAAGGACGCAACGTCTTCCGCCGACATATCGGGGGCCTTCATTGCCAGATCGAGCGCGGCCATCTCGCGGCCCTTCACACCTTCCATACCAATGACGGCGGAGAGGCGTTCGTGAGCAGCCTTGCGGCCCTCCACGATACCTTCCGACCTCGCCTTGGCGACGGCGGCGGCATGATCGGTTAGGGAGATGTTGGTGCCCTGCTCGCCGAGCAAAGCCTCGCCCGCGTATTCTTTGGTGGCGGGCGCACCATTCTTCTCGCTCATCGTAATTCCTTTCGATTTCGACGGAGAACTGCGGCTGGAAGCGCCGCGACGTGAAAGATCGGCCAGCACCTCCTCGAAGGTGCCGGTTTCATCGGCGAGACCGAGCTTGACGGCCTCATCCCCGAGGTAGACTCGTGCTTGTGTGGCCCGCGCCATCTCGGCGGTCAGGCGTGTTCCTCGCCCTTCGGCAACGGCCTGAAGAAAGCTCTGATAGAACTGGTCCACCTTGGCTTGCTGGCGCTTGAGAACTGCCGGGTCGAGCTTCTCGTAAGGATTGCCGTCAACCTTGTGCTCACCGGCATAAATGAAGGTCGGTTTGATGCCTTCGGCTTTCAGAAACTCCGAGAAGTCGAGGTGCAGCATGACGCAACCGATGGAGCCGGAAATGCCTGTCGGCAGGGTTACGATCCGGCTGGCGCCAGATACAATCCCATAGCCCGCCGATGCGGCCATTCCGTTCACAAGCGCCGTGACGTGTTTCTCCGCTGCCACGGCTCGGACCTTCGCCGCGATTTCAAAGACGCCGACGGCTTCTCCACCGGGGCTTTCGATATCGAGCAGAATAGAATGAACCTTCGGATCGGCAGCGGCCTTGGAAAGCTGGTAAGCCAAGGCTTCGTATGAGACGAGGCCGGAAGAAGCTCCCACCCAGGCACCGCGATTAACCAGTTCGCCCACAATAGAGATGATACCCACACCATCAGGCGTGCGGCGATACGGCAGCATCCGTTTGTTGCCCTGCTCATCGACCTCCACCGGGTAATCGCCATAAAAGCGAGAGGCTCGAGGGGATTGCCATTCGTAAGAGCCATCCGGCCTTTGACTTCCCGGCAATCCCTGCATGGTCGTGCTGGCGTCATCCTCAGAGTGACCGCCCCGACCGGCAGCGGATGGGCTCATGCGAGAGAGCAGGAACGAACTGATCGCCTCTGCGGCGTCGTCGGCCAAAAATAAAGGGCGGTTGAAGAACCGCCCTGCAACACGATGATATGGAATCATGGATTATCCTGCCGTCGCAGCAAACCGCCGACCTCGACCACCCATCGACTGGCTGCAAAGGTCTTCGTATTTTCGGATTTCGGCGTCGAGCGCCGTCATATCGACTTTGGAGCGCGACGTTTCACGCTCGGAGCCCGATGCCGACCGGAAGCGGGTTTTCGTCACACTGCCACTCGTAATGATCTTCTGCCGCCTCTTGCGAAGCTCGGCGAGTACAGCGCACGGGTCTTCGGGTTCGGAACTCATGCAGCTTCCTTTTCATCTTCGATATCCGGATCGTCGTTCCCCGGTGCCGGAGCTTCCGGATCTGGAAGGTGATACTCGGCGCGCATCTTTTTCTCGCGTTCGCGAATCTCGTAAACATCCTCAATGTCGCAACCGAGTTCGTTGGCGATCATCTCGTCAGTCATGACGCCAAGGCGGCGCCAGATTTCATGAGCCTTGGCGGCTTTAAGATCATCGGCCTGCGGCTTGCCTGCTCCCCGCCATTCCGCCCGACACAAAGCGGGTTTGAGATATTGAAATGCATCGGGGCCACCGGGTATCTCGATCTCGCCAACCTCGATCTTTTCCTCGAGCCAACTTTCGAAATATCCTTGGCTGAACGGGCCGACGATGTTCTGACGACGATATGTCGTGATTCCGAACATGTCCGTGGTTGCCATGCGTACGGATGAATAAGTCGCATTGCTGTAATCGCCGGTCGCACTCTCGTAGGTCATGCCTGCGGCGCGGGCAATTTCACGCAGGAGAAATTTACAAAACGCCTCATAACTTGTGGTGCCGGTGCCGCCGTGGAACTTCAGCTTTTCTCCCGGGTACATATGGGCAAACTTGCCGTAGCGCCCGAGATCAATATCGGTTCCCTGATACCAGCCTTCACGTGCATCAAACCACGGGTCCATGCTGGCCCTATGGCCCCGCCCATATTGTTGCTGCTCTTTAGTCGTTTGAAGCGCCTTGAGCACTTCCATGGTAGGGGCTTCGCTCTCAACCGTGGCGGCGAAGGCTGCGGCAGAGAGTTCCTGGCCTTCCTTATATTCGCCGAGCCGGGAAAGCTGCCGTAGGAGCCGTAGCGCTGGGGTCATCGGTGATATCCCACGCGCCTGACCTGCCATGCCATCGAAAACATGCAGGACGTTTAGCCGCCCTTTTTCGTCACGAGAGCGAAAGAACTCTTCTCTGAATGGATCAAGCGCCGTCGGGTTGCGTAGCCAGTAACCCATAGCCGCGCCGTAATTATCAAGTTGAACGCCCTGTACAGTGAAAGGAGGTTCGTTCTTGTTAAGCAGGCGCGTCGGCGGGAGAAGCCATATTTTTGTGAGCGTGTTGGAGCCTTCGCGCTTGAATGTCGGAAGAGCCGCGAGGATATCACCTGTTTGAAGCCAGTGACGAATAGCAACCGCTTGCAAGTGCCCTAATGTTTTCTTCGCTTCCGCATCAACCTCGATGGCACTTTTCGCCGTTAGTTCGAATTTCCGCTCAACCGTTCGCGCCCAATCGGAAGCTTGCTTCGAATCCCATCTCAACATGTCGGTGTCAGGTTTTGATTTCAGTCGCAGGCCATTGCCGACGATATTCGCGACACATTGCTCGAGCATCCCGGCAAACCAGCCGCTATTTTGCGCCATATCGACCGCGCGGGCGGCAGCGGCATACCAACCGACTCTCACATCGTCGCGTGGTTCCCGTAGCGCAGGCATCCAGGCATGACCAAATACTGGGCCGCGTTCGTCGCGCATGTATCCGGAGCGCACCGTCGGCGGCGCATAGACGCCACTCGGCACTGAACGCGCCGGAACGCGGATACGCGGCTTCGTGCTCATCAATCAAACCTCAGTTCTGGTTAAGGCGCGAGGCCCGGTTTGCCATCCGTTCGCGGAGGGACAGCACGCCCTCCTCGGCCTTCGGCATTGCACGGCTTGAAAGCCTGCCTGCTTCTTCTTCCTGCCATCCCTCTCGCAACGTCCCTTCCGGTATCCGGTGGACCTGAAGAAGATAGCCGCCGACGGTTGCGAGAACCTCGGCGTCAAAGAAGTGGTTTTGCGGATAAAGCGGGAGCCAAGTGCCGTCGTCATCCCGAATTTCGGAAAGAACCTGACGGCAATAATCGGCGTCCTCGACGTTGCTACCGATGATTGCTTCGGGAAGATGGAACGAGCCGGGTTTCCCCGTCTTGGCCCATATTCTCGAGTGAACCAGCGACTTGAAATAGTCGGTGTTGACGTGGAGCAAATCGAGGCCATAGGTCTCTTTCTTGCCCTCTGCCGTTACCTCTGTCGGTCGAACGATGACCGGCATCGACTGTGTTTTCTGCCCCTTTGTCGGGCTCGCAACCCAAGACCAGTGCCGGCAGAAGTCGTAAACCTTGTGATAGTCCCCGGCCTCTTTCTTGTCGGGGCGGAAACCAGCATCAATGAGCGCCTTTTCAATCGGCAGGCCATCGTATTCCGTCTGAAGGAGCTTTGAGAACTCGGCCCACACATCATCGTGTCGGGTCGGTCCCCATGTCTCCCCGCAGTCGATCAGCCATGAACGCGCCTCCGCGCCCCATCCGCGAACAACCCATACGATTCGATTGCCCTGCACGTCCGCGCCGAGCGTGAGGCGTAAAACCTCGGGCGACACCGTTCTGAACAGCAAGCCCTTGATCTTCTTCTCGTCGAGATCGGTGAGCTTCGCTGCCTTAAATGAAGCCTTGGAGAACAATTCGCCGCATTTATTGATTGCGGCCTGAATCGCTTCTTCTTCGCCGGACGCCTCGGCGTTCATCATCTCTTCGACGCGCTCACCCCATGAGAGGAAGGGAGAAGCGAGACCGGAAGCCCACCACGAAATCGTTGTTGTGTCAGTCGAGGGCTCCCCCTCAACTTCACCACTTGCCGCAATACGCTGACCGGGGGCAATCATTACGCAATTGCCCGGAGAATTCATCTTCTCCTTCTCGGATTCGGCAATCACACAACCGCTAACCGGACAGCAAAGCCATGTATCCCGCCTAGCCTGCCCCCCGCTAATCGCTTCCGGCCAACCCGGCCAGCGTAAATTGCGATAGCGAGGGATAAACCATTCGGCGCAATGCGGGCATTTCCAAGCCCAATGATGCATCGTGCCAGTCTGCCAGCGTGCCCAAGTCGGGCATTCTAGCTTTTTTGGGTCGGCCACCTTCCAGAACTCCAATCCGGAAACCGGGTCTTTTTCGGTTTCGACGGTGCCCCGCTCTGGCGTTGAAGTCGCCGCAATGTTGCGGTCGGCATAGGTATCGGCGCGGGCCTTGGCGAGAACAAACGGGTCACCCGTCTTGCGCTTCGAATGCAGCATTTTGCTGTATTCATCGAGAAAGACATCTGCGGCCTGGTCAGACGAGAGGGACGTTGACGAACCCGACCATGCCAAGCGGATCGGCACGCCGTTGACGTATTTTTTCGTCTTCTTGTTCCGCTTTCCCCGCGCCAACCGATCCTTGAGCCTCGGAGCTTCGTCAAAAAGCGCCATAAGGCGCGGCTCGAACTGGTCAGATACGAAGTCCCGCGATGGCCCGACATAAAGCATCGGGCGGGGTTTGGTATCGAGCCGCCATCCTATGATGTCGAGAATGCCGTCGGTCTTCGACATCTGCGTACCACAGATGAAGATGCCCGTTTCGTATTGCGGATCATCAAAAAAATGCAGGAACGGTATTATGTAAGAGGTGCGCGATGAGTCGCGCGGCCCAGGAACACCGGCAGACAGTGGGTACTTGCGGTTATTGAAAGCCCATTCATCAGGTGTCAGCCGAGGAGCGGGTTCAAGTAGCTTCGCTATACGCTCCCACGCCAGCGGCGCAATCTTTCGCTCGCTTCGCAGCTTCTCCGAGAGCGTTGTCAATCTCTTCCTCAATCTTGCGCCGCAGGCCAATATCTGTCGTTGTCCGCGCAGGGATCGCGTAAAGGTCTGCTTTCAACCCGCCGATGACGACATCAACGAGGCCGAGCGCCTCGGCACGGGATTCTTCGAGCAAGGTGCCTTGCTTTTCTAGAATTCGGAGTTCGATCTCGTCGGCGCGACGGTCGCGCACCCGGCTCTCCGCTGCCGACTTCGCAGTGCGGCGATCCTCTTCTTGCAGATAGCGGATGTAGCCCTGCACCACGCCGACGATGGTGTACTTCCCATCTTTCCTCGAGATGTAACCGTCGGCGGCGAGTTGTTGGACACGACGCGGCGTCAGCATGACAAGCTTCGCAGCCGTATCCAACGTGATGAAACCCTGTTCGCTATTGGCTTCCGGTTTCTTCGCCATCACCATCCACGACCAGTTTCATTCCGTAGTTGTCCACGCCACGCGGGATATCGGCGCCAGCACGGCGGACCATTCTGTTCTTCTGGAAAGGTCGATAGTCCACATGGTGGTGCCAACGACCGAACTTCCAGACCAAGCGCGACACGTCCGGGTGCATTGCTACCTGCATCCGTGACTTCGCGAGCGTTCCTTCGTTCGCATAGAACTCGGCAGTGTTGCCGCCGCCGAGCGTCTGCGTTGTCAATTTCTCTTGCAGGAAGGCGTTGAACTGGATCGTACACCAGCCCGCCTTGAGCATTCGGAGCGATAGGTCCGTGTCTTCGTTGTACCGACCGCGCCAGCGGAACGGCACGTCGTTCCGGATCAGGTTGCACGAATAAATCCGCGTGTTGGCGATGAAAGGAGGCATGACCTCCTTCCGAGAAGCGAACATGAAATAGTTCGGCCCCGCCATCGCGACATTCATGTACCGGAGCACAAAGTCTTCCATGCAACGGAAGAT